GCACAGTCTGCACTTACTGGGATATCTGGTGTATTTGGTGGCTCCTTAGCTTACGGATTTAATCTGCTGAATAAGTCCCCTCATAGCCAAGCAACCCTACCTTTATTTATAGAAGCGCATGACAATGCAATCTCATTAGATATTGCTGCTGAGGCTTTGGCTAAAACTGAACGTAAGAAGAGCAACAAAGCAGCCATTAAAGCATTGGACTCAGCGGCTCTTACAAAAGCTATAAAGAAAAGCACTACTAATGCAAAGAGGTGGGCAGATAAAGTAGACATGGGAGACACTCTCATTCGTATGTCAGATGAGGCAGCTGCTGACCCTCGTAGAGATGATTTACTAGCTGCATTCTTTCACGGCATAGACGATAGCAATGCTAAATTCAAAGGGCTTAAGGGTATCTTTGAAGACTTTGGTATTAAGTTATCAAATGAAGATGACAAATTCCAAAACTTTACAGACTTCTTAACAGAGACTATAGATGCCTTACCTACTCAAGCCAAGTCTGAAGTGGAAGCATTGTATAATATTACTATGAAAAAACTTCCTGAGTTTTCAAAGCTAAAATTAAAAGGTGGCATGTATGCATTGTCTAGTATGTCTGCTAAGTGGGGGCGTGATGGGCAAATACTTTCTAGTCTTAAGCGAGACTTAAAGCTATCGCCAGATGGCATGACAGCAGTACAAAGATTAAATACAATGGTAGAGGATGTTACTGATGCACCTACTAAGAGTACAGCAGAAGCCTTTAGGGCTGGTGTAAAAGAAAAAGGCATGGGTCTACAGCAGAACCTAATTCGTATGTTGATTACACACCCCGGTACAACAGCACTTAACGTTGTTGGTTGGGGTAATGCTTCCGCTATGACATCTGTAGGGGATATGATTAGAGGGGCGTTGTATGGAGGACGTGCTCTAGGTGAGTTGGCTATTGGACGTAATACTAAAGCATCAGAATTTGCTACAAAATCAAAGCTCATGTACTCCCTTCAGCGTCAGAAGTTTACAAACTTAGTAAGCCCCTACGCTACAAAGCAAGCAGCTTTCTCTTATCTATCAGCAAATCCTAAGGCGCAGAAAGAATTATTCCGTTACATGTCTGGCGGCATTGAGCTTGATGACGTGTATAAAAACTTAGGCTTTGATATGTCTGATGTAAATAAGCCCGGCGGTTTTGAAAAGGTCATGGACTTTGCACAGACTATGTACGGTGTTAAGGCTCAGGACATGTTCACTAAGTCCCAAGAGTTTATGTACGCCATAGATAAACAGATTCGTATAAACTATAATATGTCCTACTCAGAATTTATACAAGACCCTAACTTATTTAAGAACTTAAAGGGTGACGAATACGCTGCACTGCAAGCCACAGCTGTTGAGGATGCACTAAGATCTGTGTACGCTAAGTCATATGGCGGTGACCGTACAAAGGCAGCTAAAGGTTTTGAATATTTTGCACGTCCTATAGAAGACATACGAAAGGTTCCTGTCTTTGGAGCTATGGTTCCTTTTGGGCAATTCTTTAACAACACCTTGGGTCATTTCCTTGATCACTCAGGTATAAGTTTTGTACATAAGTATGCAGCTGGTACTACCCGTGACCCTTTAGAATTAGCTATCAAAAGCTCCGTAGGTCTTGGTCTGATTGGTGTCACAGCTGCACGTGAATATAAGAACATGGAAGAAGGCTTGGCTTTGTTTGATGAACGGGGTTCAGATGGTGCGATACGTAACCGCATGTATGACTTCCCTTACAGCTACTATAAAGCTATGGGACGTGTAGGCGCTCACATGGTTAGGGATGGTGGTGCTCCCCCTGAAATGTGGAGAGAAATTGTAACTGTATTCGGACCTAAAAATCTAACACGTCAGCTAGGTGACTCAGCTAAGATGTCCTATGATTTATTTGCAGACCTTATAACAGGGGATATGGATGAGCCAATTAGAGATCAACTAATTAAAGTTGTACAAGATACAGGCTCTATGTATATCAGTGGATTATCAAGACCATTTGATCCTGTTAATCAGATCATAGGTTTAGCTAGAGGGGAAGACTTCATACCACCTGATCGTAAGCAAGGCTCAGAGTTTATAAACAAGTCTACTCGTTATGTAGATCAAATCTTTACAGATCTATTACCTGAACAAAAAGAAAAGTTTAATGCACTAACTGGTCAGGCTACACCAACAGGCATAGGACGTATCTTTGGTTATAGGGAAGTGTCAGGTCAGACATCTATTCAACGTATGTATAATGAGATAGGTATGCCTCAATGGCGTACTAACATAAAGTCTTTTATCCCAGAGGTAAGGAACGACATCAATAAATATGTGTTTGGATTCTTAGAAACTAATGCTGAGAAGACGGTAAACAGTTATGAGTGGAAAAATAATGGTGTGAAAGAACGAAAGGCCATGCTTGCTGATGTACTTAAACGTTCCAAGAAGACTACTATGGATATACTTGAGAATAGTATTGACCCTAATGACAGGAAGACCCTTAAGCTTTATAATATAAGTAAGGGTGGCAAAGGTTCTACTAAGTCTGATGTAACTAAGGCAATGAAGAAATTAAATCTAGACATGGAGATAACAGATCTAGATGACAATCAATTAGATTTCTTAATACTATACTTAGATGCTGTTAAGGATGACCTATCTAGTGTAGTCTCTGGTTCCAATAGGTAAGCTAAACAAAAGAAGGGGCGACACTAAGCCGCCCTTTCTAGTATTACTTAAGTCCATGCTTCTCTGCTGAACGTCTAGCCCATAGCAGGGCAGTAGTGAGGTGTTGCTTAGCTATCTCTAGCTCCTCACTTTGCCAGAGGTTATTGTTGACGAACTCTTCTGTCCAAGTAAAGTGATCCAGTAGGCCTTCATCAAACACACGCCTCTTGCTATCTAAGTGGTCTTGTGCTTCTTGTTGTAGTTTCATTAGGTAGCTATGTAAGTAATAACAGGGATGACAACTTTTTCAAGTAAAGTTCCTGTAAATATTGTCATTACTGGTACTACGATAAGTGCTGATAGAAAAGTCATGTTGTATTTCCTTTATACTAAGTCTACGATTTCACAGGAATCACCAGAACACGCTAGTGTCTGACTCCCTGCAGTGTTGTCTTCCTTCTCATAGTTTGCTAGGTCTTCCCAATCAATCTTATCTGGCATAAGAGATAGCAGTTCGTGGTAGTCGTGCTTACCACAGTCTTGGTAAGGTGCTTGCTGGTATGTATGCTCATTGAAGGGCAAGAAAGATACACCCGACATCTCATCAAAGTACTTGTATACAAAAGCACCCACTTCAAACCATTCATCAGAACGTACATTTATAGTTACGCTAGGCTTATGTTCGCACCAATGCCGTTGATACATGAGCCACATCTCTAGCTGCTCAATAGCTGTAGTATCTTTGGTACACACTGCGCCTTCAGGAGCCTTCTGAGGGAAGCTAAACACTGTAGTCTGGTCTGGCTTCATTACGTCTGGCGCATTAGGTATCTTCTGATCCTTCATAAACTGTGTCAGTGGATCTTTATTGTCACCACGTACAGTACGAATATAATAGGGTGAGTGACGAGAGTGAATACCAGAGGCGGAATCAACCAGTTGTGATACCGTCCCGGAAGGCTTAACGCATGTGATAGCAGTAGAGACAGGGATGCCAAGGCGTTCAGCCCACTGAATATTAGTAGCCACGGCGATAGACTTAAGATGCTCAAGTGTTTTCTCCAATCCAGCGTTCTTAGTTGTGAGTAATGGGTTATCCATTATCCCCGTGAGAGACACACCCAACAGTCGTTCCTCTTCGGTATTTCGCTGCCACATCTTTCGCAGATAGGGGAACTTTGTGTAGGTAGATTGTACTGTACCCAAGATTGTAGCAATGCGTACTTTCTTTTCAAGTGAATCAATAGTGTCTGTCGCACGTACTACTACCTCTGTTAAATTACACACCTGACCTGATCGTAGGATGATCTCGCTGCAAGGGTTAGTGCCGAAGTCATGGTCTGCATCACGCCTACCATTCTTAGCTGCTTGCTTCTTAGCTGCCTCACGGTTGAAGATACCACGCTCACCTGAGCCTGACTCAACCAAGGCCATCCACTCACGCATGAATGATAGACTGTCAGGCTTCTCAGAGTATGCTACTGAGTTGTTAGCCAAGGCACGATGCGGGTTGTTGTCCCACCATGCACCAGACTTAGCTGTACGCATACGGTCATCACTAAGATTACTCAATGATATCATAGCACTACGGCGTACACCACCCACCACTACTACTTCACCTATCTTACACATGATGTCGTGGCACTCAATGGAGCTAAGCTTTCTACCTTGAGCACCCCTAAATGTATTGATGGTAAAGTTAAACAAGTCAATCAGTGGCGCTGGGCCTGATGCCCTACCTCCGAATGTCTTGAGCCTTGCACCAGCTGGGCGTACTCTACTCACGTCCCACGTAGGTATCTCACCACTGTACAGTAGCGCAATCACTTGACGTAGAGCCTTTGACCAACCTTCTTTGCTGTCCTTAACAACTATGTTAGTCTCACTGTTAAACAACTCAGGTACTTCAGGTAGCTTCTGAACGTACTGACGCTCAACACTGAAGCCTACCCCAGTACCGCACATGAGAACGTGCATAGCTTCATCAAATGCTACGATGTTATCTACTGCAATGTATGAGCAGTTGTACATGCTAATGTTATCTCTCATAGCTGCAGGACCAGCTGTCATGAGGCTACGCATAGAAGGCATTACCTCTAGTGATAGTATAGCTTCTTCAATCTCCTTGATGTACGTGTCTGTGCCAGCCACAGGGTATACAATGTTTTCCATGTAGCGTGATACTGTCTCGCCCCAAGTCTCACGCCTTCCTTCCTTGTCCAGCCATCGTGCATAGCGGGACTTGTGTATAAATGATTGGTAATCTGTAGGTAGATAGTTGTTCATCTGTTGTCCCCTGATCCTTGTAATACGCCACGCTTTTTGCGACTGTTTAGTTTCTTCATGTTTAAATTAGCTACCTTCTCTAGTGTACTACCGTAGAAGTTTGCACATGCTGCAACATAAAACAGTACGTCACCTAGTTCTTTTATCATACCTTCTTTGTCTAGTACAGCCCCATCTCGTAAGCTCTTCTTTAATTTCTCAGCTACTTCACCAGCCTCTCCTACAAGACCTAAGATATTCTCTACCTGCCTTGTCATGCCCTTAGTTATTATCTTGCCCTCAACCCACTGACTGTAAGCAGCTAGGTCATTCTTAGGTATACCATCCTCATTAAACTTGTCATTGTATTCTTCTATGTCTGTCTTGTACCGTATAGAATCAATGTCTTCTTGTGTAATCATAAGTCTCTTTCCTTTACTAAGATGTTCTGTACAGCAACGTCATCTATATCATAGAACGTGTCAGTTACAAGATCACTAACGTCATCCGTATGTGCGTCTTCATACGATCCTAATATATTATTAGCTTCATCAATGTGAAGTAAGAACGTGACGCTAAAAGTCTTGCCCTTCATTTGTGTTTCTCCGCTAGTGCTTCATTCATTTTATTTAAGTACCATGCAGCTTTCAACATATCTTCTGCTGGCTTCTGCTTGTAACGGTAGCGGTGCTGATACTTGATCATGTTGCCATGGCAGTAAGCAATGAACCCATCCAAGCCTACTACCTGTTTGATATAGTCAATACATTCTAGACCTCCCATGTTGTAGTGGGCTGGACGATCTACTGGATCAAACTTAGTCATGCGTTACCCTTTGTTTTTGTATACTCGTTGAAGTTTACTACCTCACCCTTGGTATTTTGTAAAGGCTTATCTTCTTTATTGCGGTTATTAATTTGCTTCATCATCATTTCGTAACGGTGATCAGTTACCCTATTAAATACATCATCATCCTTCTCCATCAAATCTAAGAAGGCACTACATAGAGTAGCTACGTAAACTAAGTCGCTAAGAACATCATCAGAGTAACAGAAGTTGTCACCTACTGCTATGCCTGTACCTACACTACCATCCCATTCATCCATGTCCTCATTGTTTATGGGTTTTATAATAAAAGCAACTTCATCGTCTGCTAATTCATATGGCATGTTACTTCCTTCTCTCTTTCTTTAATGGTATACGATCTGCCTTAATGATATCTCCTTTTTCCTCAAGCCATGCCTCAGGTATAACTCTGTTTGCCCAGAGGAAGTCATGCTTATCACACCACCCTGAGTACTTAGACTTAGCTCCCTTGTACAGCTTAGCATGGGCGTTGCTGAATACAAACCTAATGTCTAGCTCAGGGTGCTGCTTACGGACTTCTAAATGCTTGTTTCTGTCTTCAGAATCAAAGATACCTTTTGTCTCAATTAGTATACCATTGTCTAGCTGGAAGTCAGGCGTGTAGGTGCGATAGCGTAAGTCTTCCCACTCTATCTTCAGCTGCTCATAACGTACAGCCTTTTGACACCCGGATAGTATAAGAGCAGTACTTTTTTCTAGACCACTCCTATACTTACCTTTAGCGTGATACCTTTTAGATTGTTGCATCAGCTGGTTCATTGTTGCTTGTTAGTGATGCCTTCAAAGTATTAACCAGCCTGTCACCCTGAGCATTCACACAGTACAGCTGGTACTCAAGGCTACCCTTAGAGCTACCATTAAGCTGGATCTCTTTCATTACTGCTGATTGATCAGTTGTAAAGTCATCTGTGTCATAATCAATATCATCTAGTGTAACTTTAGTCATGTACGTTTATCCTTCTACGTAAGTATATTCTATTAACGGGGGTAGTTTTGATCCTGAGTACACCTTAGATGGTAGCTCTTGTAACTCAGGCCAGCACTTCTTCTTATGGTCACACCACGAGCATGTCTTGCATAGCTTCATGTTGCCGCTTGCTTTCTTCCTAAACGTTTCTGGCTCAGCCGTAAAGCATCTCTCAAAGGGTTCATCATTATTGATGTAGTCTACTGTACCTTTGATAGTCTCCATTACCTCCTCTACATTAGCTGTCTCAGCTGATACATATTTGAACTGACCATTAACTTTGTTGACCACCCACCATCCACCGACACCCTTGTCTGCTGCCACAGCATAGCCTATAAGCTGGGACACATAGCCAAAGTCATCTGCGTAGGCTAGTGAATCATAGCTGGCAAACTTGTTGTCGTAACCGTAGGGTGTAGTTGATTTAACATCGTCTACCTTACCATCCAACACCATGTCATACTCACCGTTGATGTTAGCATCACCTACCTTTAGGGTAACCTTATCGTTATCCCCAAACTCTACGCCAGCTGCACGTAGTACACCCTTGAACATAGCCTCAGTCCAATCACCCATCAACATGTTCAACATGAATGATGTAGGCTTCTGAACGTCAGTGTCTGGGTTGTTCTTCGCAAACCACAGCTGGCATCTAGGCCGTCCAATGTTGGACATACGCAAACGAAACTCATCACGTGGCCCACCATTGAACTGCTTGTTGAGAGCAGCAGCCACATCAGTGGCTACTCCTTGTATTATCTCTTCACTCATACTTGCTTTGCCATTAATAGCTGACCGCAAGAATGCGTGTACTGATAGCTCAGCTGGGTGTATCATCCCTCGAACTCTCGTACTTCTACGATAGAGCCTACGATCTTAGCGTCTTCATCTGAGATAGAACCTGAAGCAGCATCCTTGTGCTTGCCTTCTATCCAGCTGTTAGTGCCAGCAATCCAATCAATAAAGTCTTGAAGGATCTTACTATCAGTTGCGCCATAGGGAACCTGCTCACCTAGTGCAGGTACAATGATGGCATACTTACCGCCAGATGGTAGGTCACGCTTAGCACTGCCTAACTTGAGGGTGTGCTCTACAGGTGTCAGCTTCTTGTTAATGATCTGACTGATAGATGCATCCATAGCCTTCATGGACTCGTTGTTCTTCACATCCATTACGAATGGCATCTCTGCCTCAAGACCTTTGATAGCAGTGCCCATGTCATCAGTAGGTTTGTCTAACGTAAGCACACCAAGCAGTACACGCACCCGCTTAACACTACGGATGATTGTCTTCATCTCTTCAGGTAGTGACTGAAAGTCTTTGATGTATCCTGATGGACGCCCAAGGTTAAACTTACCTGTCGTATCCTTTAGGTCCATGTTGAGGTTAGCTGCCAGCAATGTCTTGTGCATAGCCTTAGCATCTGCATCCCACTTCTGCCACTGGTGACGCTGGGAGAAGATACGTGTAGAGATTGTCTTACTGTAAACAACCTCGCCATCAGGTAGTGTTACCTTATAGGCTCCCACTGGAACCTTGATGACATCATCCCCATCAGCATCTGTTACTGTGAGGGCTGAGTGTACTTGATTTACACGTGCCAAGGAGGACTGTGCTGTACTACCACCGCCACCAGTACTGATACCCATGGCCTCAGCCAGTGACATACCGTCTACTTTAAGTGCTACATCTGTTGTCATATTGTGATCCTTTATCAATCATATTTGTTAAACGAAGCTAAGTTATAACCTCATACGTCATGTGTGTCAAGCCAATTAGGGCCAATCTTTGCCTCTAATAGTAGAGGTACATTCATCTTGACTTTGTAGTAGTCGTAGATGATTTGGTTCAGGTCCATATTCATAGAGTTAATGATCTCTATCACCTGATCTTTCTCGTAGGGGTGTATGTCTATGACCATTGAGTCATGCACACTGTTGACCAGAGTAGATCTCATAGGCATGAGCCTATTCTCTAGCTCCACTAACACTACAGGTACTACATCCCCCGTAGCAAACCCCTGCACTGGGTAGTTTTTAATCATAGTAAAGTTCGTTGGTGAACCATTAGGCCTCCTCTCTGTACCGGGGAAGGCATACTGCCTACCGCCTACGTTAGTAATCTTTTGATATCGCACTGCCTCATTGCCTAGCTTCTTATGCCAAGCAGCAATGCCCTCATACTTCTCAATGAAGTGGTGGTAGTACGATGCCTCTGACGGTGTACGGCCATAGCCTGTGGCCCCGAACAGAGGTGCGAAGGTGTGCTCCTTAGCTTCCTGACGGGTAGTTACCTGTCCTGCATCACTGATAACCTTAGCTGTGTAGCTGTGTACGTCAAACCCTGATGCAATCTCTGAGATAGCTAAGGCATCTTGTGACAAGAATGCAGCGACACGAAATTCTAGCTGAGCAAAGTCAGCTTCC